AACATATAAACACCCCTCTCCTATATAATAAAAAAGGGCAGGAGAAATTAATCCCCTGCCCTAATGGTGATAGTGCAGTTACTTTTTCTTAAGTTCTACTTCTTTGTACTCTGCGAACCCTTCTCTGAGCCATATACTGAGATGATTGATGTCGGCTTCTTCTATGATGACTTTCTTGCCATCGATTACTTTAATAAACTTCATTAGATTGCGATTTTCCAGCTGTAAAGGCCATTTACTTTAGCTGCTAGCACGAAGGCGTCATAGCGCATACGCATATCAATCTGAATTCCGGAAATACCAGGAGGATTCTCATGAATTTTGTAATCCTCAAGCTTTTTGACTCCAACTGTTACCGTTGGATGGCATAATACAAATGCTACGGTAGCAGGCATATACGAAGAAGGAACTGGTACAATCTTAACTCCATCAACCATACCGATCATGCCGTTAATACGTTTTTCCATTGCAACGTCAGAAGCAAGGATGAAGCCAGCGTCTTGCTTGATGAAGGAATAGAAGGCATAGGTACAAAATGCAATACGACCTTCAACTGGGACTTTAGCGTTTCCTAAGGCTTCTTGTGCTTTTAAGAAACTGGAATATGCATTAGATGCAGTAATGGCAAGTGTAGTAGTAGCTAAATTTGCTATTGCTGCTGCTGACATAACGCCAATACGATAAGTGTCGATCTCCGGCAAATAGACCTCGTTAATTTGTCTGGATAAGATCTTGTTACCTTGTGCAGTTGAATTAGTGTCATCAAGCGTCTTGCGGTCTGCCGTGATCGTAGCGGATCTATCTTTAGCAACCGTCATGGTTTGCACTGTATTTTGTTGTTCTGCTGCGACACCGTAACGTGCTGCACCAGTCAACGTGTAGTCGCTGAGCGCGGTTGTAGGATAGCTGTAAGCGTTGACTGTGGAGACTCCGCTCCATACATAGTCTGAGTTTACTGCTGCCTCTGTGAGGGATTTGAGAATAAATCTTTCTGCGACTTTAGTGTCGAATTTAGCTGCATAGTTAATAGCCATTTAAAATACACTCCTTATTCGTCAAAGCCCTCGAAGATCTTATCTGCCTTAGCTGTATCTGATCCATGACCAGTTACACCGCCGACAGGTGCCCGTTTCGAGTTTTCTGCGTTTTGTTTTAATACTTTCATTTCTGCCATAAGTTCTTGGTTTTGTTGCATACCGTAGGATTGTGATAGATCCATTCCGGCCTCTACCCTTGCCCAAGTATCAGGCTTGATTGACTCTGGCTTAACATCGGGGAAGTTGGCGTTGAAGTTGTTATACATGCGGTCAGACTGTTGCTGTGTTGTGCTAGCCTGTTCTCGCTGTGTTTGTGCCTTTTCCCTTGTGCTTAGTTCGTAGTCGCGCTTAACTTGTGCAGGCGTAAGACCTTGCTTCTCTGCTGCGCTGTCGAAGTATTGATCTTGTAATGCTGTTATATACTCGTCTTCGCTCATGCCGTAGCTATCAGCAATCGCTTTAAATTTACTGTGTTGTGCTAATCTTGGGTCTGCTTCAAATGCGTTTAGTTTCTCTTGTAACTTTTCATAATTCAGGCCCTTCTGTATCCAGGGGGTAGCTTCCTCATATGACATTTCTTTATCTTCGTGATTGAACTTATATGGAATCATAGGATTTACTTTTGGTTCTACTACCTCTGCAGTTTCAGTGGTGTCTTCTACTGCAGGCGTAGCTTCTTCGGTTTCTGGTTCCGATACCTCAGATTCTAAATCAAAAACTACATCTGAGAAATCGTCACTACCTCCACCAATGTCTCCGTCTTCGCTCATGTATGGTGCCATGAACATTGTTCTAAATAACATGTAACTCTCCTTTTTGGCCTATGGTTGGGCCATTTTTTTATATTAAAAAGGCACCTACTAATGTAAGTGCGTTAGGGTTGTTATTATTTAGTTATCTATATGACATTTTGATATGTCGTTCTAGCCCTTATCTTATATATTGTAGAGGGAGGAACATTAAAGAGTTTTGCTATGGCTACTACTTTATTCCCTATCCCAATTAGCCGCCTTATCTCAATAACCTGTATCTCTGTGAAACTAGCTTGATAAGCGTTCGCTCCTGATTTAGCCTTACTCATTCTTTCCCTTGTTTCCAATGGAAGAACCTTACCTAGATTGAATTCCCTTATTTTTTGTCGAGTGTAGCTAGATGGAGAACACCCAAGTCTTGGTTTAGTTCCAAGCTTTTTTTGTCTCATTGTGGCCAATGCTTGCTCTGAGTGTTTATATCCCTTTGCGTTTGAATTTCCCTTATTTATCCTGCTCAACATGGACTTACGCTCTTTCGTAAACTCAAGTACACCACTCGTACCCTCGCCGCCAGTTGTAAGGTTGTATCCGTCTTCCCTGACGTGACTTCTTAAGAACTTAATCCAGTATATCTCTCTTTCGCTTATGTCTATTATGGTAGTCTCTTCAACTATGGAAAACGTGAAACTTCCTTCTCCGTACTTGTTCCACGCTCTTTGGAGGTAGGAGTTAAAGTGCTTTCGCCTATTTAACTTTCCTGTATGTTGTCTGAATCTACCCTCAATATTTTTGCTTTGTCCGATGTAAAGTTTTCCGTTAACTAAACACTCAATCTTATAAATGCCTATCAAAAAAACACCGCCTTATCGTATTGCCCTAATTAGTAAGTGGGAAAGGCACTAAGGCAGTACCCTTGTCGTGTTGCAACACTATCCCACCTCTATATTATATCAGGTTACTCGCTGTTTTGCATCGTTTTCTTTATTCCTGACTGCATTAACTGCATGAGCGCCTTCTGTTGTGACTCTGCAGGTAGCTGTTTAATCTGTTGTTGTGTTTGTGGTGGCAAGCTATCGTAGAAATCAGCTTCTTTTGACTGATCATCTTGTTGCTGCAACTGCTGGTCCTGAATCTGTTGATCTTGCTGCATCTGTTGATCTTGACCTTGTTGGTCCTGTTGTGTTTGCATCTGGCCTTGTTGTGCCATCTGCTGTTCTTGTTGTTGTATTTGTTTCTGCAAGTTTTCCTTGACTCTCTCTATGAGGTCCTCGTTCTTATAGTTCTCAGGTAAGTTCTCAAGATAATCTATCATAGTGAACAATGGGTCCTTCATCGAAAGAAGTGTATCCATCATCTGAACTTGGGCAATTTCCGAATAGTAAGAAGAGGGCCCCACGTCACACTTAATGTTCAACCAAAGATGTTTAAGCGTAGAGAAGTCAAAGTCAACCTTTTGTCTTATACCTTTTGACTTGATGATAATAGGTCTTGTGCCGTAGTTTGTGCCCATCATATCAATCATAATGCGCGCAATATCTTCTAGCCATCCATACAGGTTAGCCCTTGTATTTTCTAATGGGATAGCTGCCTGCCTAACCGTTGATGCAATGGCGGTACCGCTTGCCTGCTCTGGATTGATGTTACCAAGCGCAGCATCGTTGATGCCCAGCATCTCTTTCGTATAAGCAATAGCCATGTCTATGACTTTGATGATCTCGCCCGACATGACTCCGGGATTGAGTTGGCCTACATAGTTCATTATGCTTTCGCCAGGGGTCACGCCACGAACACCGATAGCGCTTGCTACTCTGTTAGTCGGCTCTGGTAAACGGTCAGCGTTATAGATCAGCTTGGGGAAGGCTGCGTTCATGAGATGGTACATAACCATAGCGAATTGCCTATTAATGTAGATTTGATTGGGGATAATTCCAGAACATAACGCTCTACCGTGGTATTGGTTCTCTTGCTTCTCCCAGCATAGCCCGGCCACTGGATAGTCGCTAAGCCCTGTGTCTATGTCCTTATACATATAAGCACCCTCAGTACATTTAGAAGCCCATATCGTATCTGTCTCGTCATGATAGGTGTAGGTAATAACATAGAGAGCCTTACCCGAAGACTTTCCGTTATCACTGAGTATTTCTACCTTAGCCATTTCTCCAGCTTCATATTGCCAGTTAGAGTCTGATGTTATCTTGTCTGCTTCTTGTGAGTTCTTGTACTGCTGTGCCTCTATCTGCAATCTCTTTACCATGTTTCTGCCTGTTACCTGCAGATAAGGCTGAGTATACTTATCTATGATAGGGTTGTTGGGATTACCCAAGAATACATTTGTTCCATTCACTAGTTCTCCGCATATCTCACCTTCGACATTGCCAAACATACCACCGTAAGGTTTCTTCTTCATATCAAAGTAGCCATGAAAGTACACGTCACCCATGCGAGAAGCTTTGAACAATGCGTCTCTAATCATGTTGTCCATTTTAAACTTCTCAAATAGGTTCTCAATCTCGCCTGTTGCTATATCAGAAGCGTGTTGTTGATCCTGCATTTCCGGTGTCTGTTGTTCTTCTTCCTCTGCATACTCAAGAGGTTCAAGCTTGATAGCTGTCTTAGATGAAGTAATAGAAGCAACGAAGAACGTTTCAGCTCTCTTCATGATGTTAAAGACAGGTGTGGGTATACCGTTGTTCTCGACGTTCTTCCATTGTTGGTCGTTAATAAAGTCTATGTTTAGGTTGACCATGTCGTTATATGGAGGCTCTAGCGTGTTGTTGTACTTGCGTCCATCTAATAGCTTCTGCCAGTCGTCTGTATGATCGTAGCTCACTTA